TCTGCTCGTAAACGTCGAGTCTGTCCATAATCTACCGACGTCTGTAGCGAGAATACGGACCGGTTCCACGCACTCCACGACGCTCGCCATAGTCATAGTCGTCGTCATCGTCTTCTTTCCACGGCTCACGCATACCATAGCCTCCGCGTCCGCCTCCGGAATAGCCTCCGCGCTCGCCGTAGCCTTCGTGCATCTCCTCCATTGCCTTTTTGTAACCTTTGCGATATGCTTTCTCAAGCATCTCGTCGATCTGCTCGTCGTCCCCGTTGGAACCGCGAGCGATCCCTATTGCATTCCACACCATAATTACTTGGTTTTTGGTGTTTCCGGTTTGAGAAGGCTCTTGATGTCGTTAAGCGTCGGAACGGACTTTATCAGCCCTTTCAGATCGGCCAGCTCCTTGTTCAGCCTCTTGATCTCCTCATCCTGCTCTCGGGTCTTGGCGTAGGACGGGTCGAGCTCTTTGAGTATTTGATCGTATGCGGCCAGGTTTGCCTTGTGCCGGTCGAACGAGTTGATGATGTCCGTGCTCTCCTTCTGCGCCGCCGTGATCGCCGGCATAAGCCCCTCACGTGTCATGGAAACAGTAAGGCCGTCTTTCGACTCGACGTCCATATTGGTCCTAACACCCCACGACTCGTTATTATCCAGAACGATATTGATATATTGCTGCTGAAACGGCGTGAGTTGCCCCGGCGTAGGCTGCGGATAATAGGGCATGCCTATCTCCTTGACGGTTGCGACATAGAATTTCGGCGTCTCCCGAGTGTCTAAGACGTACACGGAACTGCCCTTTCTCAAATTCAGAAACATGGTTTTTAATTTTTAAATAGGGAAGCCCGAAGCGTTTACGGGCTTCCCTGCTGATTGGTTAAACAATGCCTGTCATGATTTGCAGCGTGTTCGTAGTCCGGTCGAACCAGAACTCGTAAACGCCCGTCCCCGGAATGTCGGCGACCGTCAGGGGCGCTCCGTCGAATTTGGTGACGGCCTGTGTCGCTCCATTGGTCGAGAACAGAATGGGCAGCGTCCCGGTGGTCCCGGTAGGAATCTTCTGGGCTATGTCCACGAATACCGTTCCCCGATACCATGCGTTGACAAACGCATGGTTCTGAAAGGCGAACACTACATTATCGGTGTTGACAGTAACCGCAGTGGTCGCAATAGCGGCCGATCCGCGGCGGTTAACGAGCGTGAAAGGATATACTGCCATAGCAACCTCCTTTCTTGATTAACCCCAGAAGCCGTTGCCCCAACCGTTCGCGCCGAAGCCGATTCCGTACTGTGCGGCAACACACGTAGGCACGCCGACAATCGGACTGTAGGGTACGGTAGCCGTTTCCGGCAACTTGCACTTGATCCCGTTGACATCGTTTTGCAGGCTGTTTACCGCATTCACGATAGGAGTCGTTGCCTGACCTATCATCTGACCGAAAGCGGCCGTCTGATGCTCCTGCGAGAGCTGGTTGAGCAGCGTCGAATTCTTTTCGCGCAACGCATCGATCTTGTCCTGAAGCGCCTGAGTCTGCATCTGGTCGAGCTTGCCGATGATCGCGTTGGTGTTGGCCGTTCCGGCATCGCGCAGAGCGAGGGTATTCTGATTCGCCGTGTTGACCAGCGTGTTGGTCTGGTTGCAGGTAGCCAACTGACTCTCGTATCCCTGCTGCTGGATCATCGTGCGAACGTTGCAGCAGCATTCTGCCATTTGTGCGGCAATCTGGTTATTGCCTGCCTGAATGGCGTTGATTACTTGCTGTCCCGTCATTCCGACCTGACCGGCCACTTTGTCGATTGAGCCCTGAAGACTGCAAATCGCGGTCTGGATCTGCTGAACGGAGCAGTTGAGCGACGAGGCAAGCTGAGTGATTGCCGAGCCGTTGCCCTGAATAGCGTTCATCAGCAGTTCACGGCCCGCATCGCCGTTGAGTTGAGCAGGCAGCGAGTTCATGCCATTGCCGCCCCATCCGTTGCCGCCCCAGCAGAAAAACAGCAAGATGATCCATATCCACCAGCAGCCGTCGCCGCCCCATGCGCTTCGGTTGTTGTTGCCGTTCATCAGCGCCGCTACGAGATTCGGGTCCATACCCCGATTCTGCATCAGGGCCGGAATCAGAGAAGCAACGCTCGAATTGCCCCCGTCGCCGAACATGAAAATGTCTTTGTCCATAGTTTGTGAAAATTGATGTTACACCCTCTCACGCGGGGTGTTTTGACGATAGCTATGAAGCAAAAATGACAACGGGTAGCACATT